CGTCTAATGCATCTGCAATACCGTACTCTATATTTGTAAGGCGGTCTTTTAAGGTGTTCCAAGAAGTTGTTACTTGGTCAAAAGACCCCACCCAACCTGAACCAGTCTTGATGTTGGTTCCTAGGTTTGCCTGTAAAGCATTAACCTCTTCTTGAAGACTATTTACGTGTTCGGCAAGGATAGTGTCGGTGAAGTCAACTCTTGTAACAAAAGACTTCACTGCTGCTGGGTATGATGCTGTCACGCTGTACTTCCTTTCAAACCTTTAGGTCTATTTTCTCTGTTTTGCCCGTTATTTACTGCCTGAACTATCCGTGAACGTGTCCTGTACTTGCTTTGGTAAGCATCTGTGCTTCAAGGGTGGTTACTTTTCCTTCAAGAGTAGTTACCTTTCCTTCGAGGGTAGTTACCTTGCCCTCTAAGACTGTTACCTTGCCTTCAAGAACCTTTATCTTGTTAGCAAAAGCCACAAGAGTTGCAGTTACATCCACCTCTGATGTCCCATCAGGTTGATTAACCACAATAATGTGTGCAGTTAATCCAGATAAAGAGACAGAGTTAGCCAACGACTTAAGCAATAGTTTTTTATTCTTTCCCTGGTTCTTTCCAAAAGCCCCATGCCATACAGGATACTCTGGGTCTCCTCCAACATATGAAACCCACACACCCTGACCAATAACAGGAACCTCTGTACTAATACTTGCTGGTTCTACAGGAGATACCCAATCCGTAATTTCATTACCAGTTGTTTGTACTTTTACCTGTACACGTCGTTGACCTGTTGGGTCTACATTTACGGCAACAACTCCACGGTATATGCCGTGTAATCGTTTTACTGGGTCTGTCACTATATTGCTCCAACACTTATATTTGCTTGAGTAAAACGAAATATTTCATTTGGAGCGCCAACAAGATTACCTAACCCACTACCCCCTGAAATATGCAAAACAGTAACTCTTGCTACTTTAACTCCTGGCGCCTGTGCTATAGCAAATTCAATGTCTTGTGGGTATACGGTGTCTTCAAAATACATACCCGTGTATCCAAAGTCTGTTAATATTTTTAGTTTTATAGCGGTTTCTACTTCCAGAGTTGTGTACTGAGGTAGTTTTGTATACTGAACAGTCATAACCACATCAACATAAACAGGAGGAGAAATGGTTACAGAAGTTCCTAATAAAATTTTATCTGACAAATAACTTTCTGTGTCGGATTTTATTCTAGCGTATTCAAGGGTCGTTGCTCCCACAGAATCTAATCCTGGTTGAGCATCTGAGTCTGTCGCACTTCTACTTGGTGCTATGTACACCGTAACCGAGGTCCAGATACTAGCAGTAGCATTTGCTTTTCCTACTCCACTAACACCCAATGCCAAATCTGCGTAATCTTGCAGAGTTACTGCTCGGTTATTAGCACGCAAAGATAGCGGTGCTGAAATTCTAATTTGGTCTGTGGTTTCAGGGTCAGAACCACCGATAGCAGTATCAGCGTTAGTAACTGTAATAACTGCTTTAAGGGCAGTTGTTTGCCCCTCACTTAAACCAGGAACATAATAGATGTTAGTTAAAGTACTAGGAATTACGTTACCTAGTTCTCCTCCACCAACGGTGTACTTAACACGAATTTGCGAGTACAACGTAGGTATTACTCCAGAAACTCCATCACCAAATGTAATAAACACTTTATCGTTTTCGTTTAAGTAAATACTGAACACAAGGTCTGTCGGACCGTAGTCAAGTAAATGAGGTACCTGTGTCCACTTAGAAAACACATCGCCATCTTGCACATAAAGTTCAATAGAACTATCTACAACTGGGGTCTCTCCTAATTCAAAAACCATATTTGGTAATCCTGAAGATGTACCAATAAGTTCACCATTGGTAGTAGCGTTATCGGAAACTAGCGTTACTGAACGACCCTCGTACGCGGTTGTATCGTCCTCACCATTGCTTGAAACAGTTAAGTCAGATGCTGTTGTAAAGTAAATAGTTTGTACAGTATCTGCGATTATTAATTCTCCAGAGACTATGGAATCAGCAGGAATTACCACATCTTCACCTGAAGTGTTAGTGAATGTAAGGGTCGTGTACGCCTGTCTATATCCTGCAGGAACGTACCCATATGTTTGAGCAATGTTCAACACGCTCTCACGTTGTGTGGCCGTTCCAATAAATGATTCATTGGCATTTCTGTCAATGTAGTACGACATCAAATCTCCAAGGTATGCAAACGCCTCCACTAATGCCACTCCAAAGTCTGCTGGGTCAGAGGCAGTCCACTCAGGTATACGACTTTGAATACGAGTAATTAACTCAGAACGGATTGAGTAGTAATCTCGTCCCGTATAGTCTATAGAAATTGGTATGTTAGATGCAGGCGTGATGCTCATAGCGTCTCCTCAGATGGTGGATTACTTCCTCTTACGGTTAAAATTCCTATGGTTGTATCTATTACTAAATCATTAGGTAGTTTATAAATTACTGTTACATTTATGTACCCAGTGTAAGAGTCAAATAAACTGCTTACAGAATCTAAGGTTAATAATGGAAGATGTTGATTAAAAGCCTGTGCAGTTTCGGTTGCTATTTCATTTTCAGCAGAATCTTGTGTGTTAAAGACTGAGTAAGAAATGTTGGTTCCAAATTCAGGGCGCATAACTCTTTCTCTAAAGGTCGTTCCAATAACAGAACGGACACGGTCAGACCACATCTTAGATTGGTCAGTTGTTGAAGTTATCTTTCCGTAAGGGTCAACAGAAAAAGGTAACGATATTGCTTTCTCTATCATTAGTTACTTACCCATCTGTTTGGAGTGACCTTGTATCCACCAGCATTTGCTTTTATCATTGGTGCAGGTGAATTAAGTCTAGAGGATGTTGGGGTACTTGGACCGCCTGTTGCTAGTTCCTGTTGAACATTTCTTACTGGGACTGAACCAGCAAGCGATGGCCGAGTTGCACTTGGTACATTTGCTCCAAGACCATCAGTCATACAAGTAAAATCAACTTGATAACGACCATCATAAGTTAAAAAGTGCACAGCCTTTTTTATAACCCAAAAACCATCTGAAGTCTCTCCAGTCCCACTTATTTCTATCGTTCTGTAAGGAGCAATCCGTGGGTCTCCCTGACCAAAGCCATCTGCGTAGATTGAAAACCTAGAAAGTTGTGCGTGTGCATCTACTATGGTTTGTGCCATAGCAGGACTGGCTGTAACTGTTCCAGGAAGCGTCTCTTTAAAAAGGGGGTCTCGTGTATCTTCCCTTAATTTTTTCCCCACACCATTAGGGGAAGATGTCACTGTATAAGTTTTTCCTGTTACAGGGTCAATACCAGAAATAGATTTATCAGTTCTTGAGTTTTCTCTGCTATCTGAAAAATCTCCAAGACGTGGTTTAAATACATCTAGGGTCTGTGGTAAAACTTCTGAATAAGCATTTCCATATGATTTATTAAAAGACATAATTGGAATGATAGTCATAAATCTGTCAATCATTTTATCAATTGGATGAAAATGTAACTCTGTCTTATTCATCTGTGCTACGTAACCTAGTCGTCCAGCAAGTTCTTGAATTTTTTCCCAACGAGTGTGTCCTACTAGTGATTGTTGATTAAAAATCATTTTATGTGGAGTCACAAAGGGTTTTAATTTTAAACTCTTAGCAATATCTGTAACTATATCTGGAGCAGTCTTTGCTTTCCAAATTTTATTACCACCATCTTTAAGCGCAAGAGATGCGCCTATACATCTTACAAGAACTGGTTTTGTTAGACCTTGACGGACTGTGCTAGATACATCATAGATATATCCATAAAAGGTTTCAGAGACTTTATCGTTACTCCAAGTGATAAGAACTGGAACACCAGTCTTTAAAGCCTTAAAATAAAACTCACTAAATCTAGGATAAGTAAGTTCTACAATGTCTTGTTTTCCAGTTTCTTGGTGAAGTTTAATGTTTTGTGGGGTTATATCCCAAGATGGAAAGTTAGGAAAAGAAACTTTAAATCTAGAACCCGTTCTGTTTTGTACGGCGTTACTCACGAGGAATCCTAAGTTGAGTTCCAGGCGCTATTGAAGATGGGTCTAGTACCTCTGGATTTAAATCCAAAAGTCTCCACCATAAACTAGATGAACCAAGGAACTGCAAAGAAAGGTTATCTAGACGGTCAGTTTCTACCCATTCATAGATAAAAAATCCAGAAGAATAAATAGGCCAGTTACGAGTTACTGTTAATTGGTATGCCCCAGTTCTAGAATCGTAAGCCTTATAGATTGTTCCATCAACGTATCTGCTATCTAAAAATATCATGGTAGGTTTGTGCCTCCAGGTTGATACAGTGGCCTATTGTTTGCTCCGTAAGATGCTCCAGAAGCACTGTAACTACCTACTGTGCTGCCAGCACCTGCAGCGGTTGGACCGTCATTAAATCTTGAACAAGTTAGGCTTACAGTAGAAAGTATAGGAACCATACGACTGTTAAACATAATGTGATTAACAGCAAACTGTGAAATACGAACACGATACCTCATAGAGTTACCAAGATGAAGTTCTACAATAGATGGTCGTAACCAAGCACGGTCAGAGGTGCTTCCATTTAATGCAGAAACAAATGTTCCATCAGGGCCATTTACTGTTTTAAAAAAGTACTCAAGGTCATACATAGTTCCTTTATTATAAATTTC